CTCGTAAACCCCGCTCGCTTGGTGTTCGCCTTCTCAAAGCGCAACGTGTCAATCGCGCACAAACCAGTTTCGCACGCGCATTTGACTACGATGGGGCTGAGCGAGTTGGAGCGGTGCGCATTTTCAACCCCGATGGCACGAAGTACGACATCAATCGGCAGGCTGGGGAAACCAATGATCAATTTCGAGATCGTGTCACTGCCGTGATGGAGCAAAACCACACGTGGAACTACAAGCTCCTAGGGGGAAAAGGTGAAATCGTCGATACGCGGTATGACGACTATGACGATCAGGACACTATCGTCAGTGCCGCAGATGGGGCTATTGGTCTGTTTGGATCCAAGATGCGTTCTCTTCCCGCTCGCTACCAGGTTGATATGGAGCAGTATCGTGGCAATGCGCGAGCTTTTTGGGAGCACGTTCTCTCAGACGCCAACGACTCTGAGAACAAGACAGTTGCTCGCCTAGCTCGTGAGGCAATCAGTTCTCCAGATTGGGAAACCAGCGCCCAAGGTCGACACGCGTATTGGGAAGCTGTTGTCGAATCTGGGATGGCAAGTGGGATATCAGCATCCGCATGGCGACTGTTGGACAGAGATCTCGATTGGGACTACACGGAGAAAGACGATGATGTCCCGGACTATGGGCAGTTTGATTATCGAGACGCAATGGGGTCGTCCACTGATCTGGCACTCCTGGGGGAGAGTTTGAAAACGCCCCAGCGCAAGCTTTTTCGTGACGCTGCCCGCATGCACCAACGCAAATTTGCTGACAATGTCGCCGCGCCCGTTTGTTACTACCGCAACTCTTGTCAATTTCTCACCGCAACGCCGCCCCAGGGTCTCAGTCCAGAGGCGGCTGTCGCTTTTGCGGTTAATCGGGAACGGCATTTGTCGCGCTTCCATCCAAGCGCGTTCACCACACCTTCTGCGGCCCCTGTGTCTGTTTCGGATCGTCGCCAATTTCAAGAATCTTTCCCCTCAGCAAAAGATGAATCTCTCGTTCTTGACGGGGCCAGACCCACTGTGCCCCTACACAAATTCTTGAATCTTTGCACGGAAGACAAGATACTCAGAGTGTGTGTCAACCGTGCTGGAGCAAACCTTGTCACGGTGTGGCATGGGCCGACTGCGAAGGGCCAGCCTTATTGGTTGACTTGGGAACATCGAGGCACCCGAGTTTACCTTGCCCCCGGTGACAAAATGACACTCACTAATGAGAACGGAGCCATTGATGTTGTGTCTTTCACCCCTTTCAAGAGAATCGTTACGGGGGGAGACACTGACATTGGCATTGCCACGATCACCGGAGCAAAGTGGTGTATACCATCCTGGAATGTTGGAACTTTTGATCGAAATGTCCCCCTTCGTTGCAGTGGGTGGTACATGGATGTGACTGGGAAAAACATTGAGCTGTTCAACACTCCAGTTCGCCCCCTCGGTGAAACCACCACAATGAACATGCGTTGTTTCACGTACATCGCTGACACTGAAGAGGGATGCAGCGGAGGAGCTATCTATGACGCGAAAACTCTCCAATTGGTGGGCATCCACAAGGCCGGTGGAGAAACTGGCCTGGGAATTGTCATTCAACCTTACCTTGAAAGTCGCGGCTTTCTGACGCCTCCCATACCCACTGGACCAGCTGACACAGCTGGTCAACGCCTCAAGGTGAAGGACCAGTGCTACTCCTTTCTTCCCAAATCACCCCAGTCGATTGACTACATCGGAGTGGTCGAGGGACAGCCCGAACGCAACTACAAAAAAGTTTCCATCAACAAAATGTGGGCTGAAGTGTGTCAAAAACTCAAAATCGCGCCCAAGGCTGAGTCCCACCGCATGTGCGAACCCACAGAATACACCACGCACAAGGACTTTTTCAAATACGACAAAGCCGCAAATGCCCCTGACCCTGAGCACTTTGCTTTCGGCGCAGCATGTTGTGAGAAAATGTATGCGCCATATTGTTCAGGTTCCAAAATTCTTACTCACGAGGAAACAATCACTAAGTTGAAGAAGACTACGAGCAACGGTTTTGTCTATCAACGTCTCTGGTTGGGGAAGAACTTTTTCACCCCCGAAAATCAGGTGCTCCTCGCTGAAGGTTTTGAAAAATGGCGACGGGGTGAGTACTTTCAACCAGTCACGTCAATCATTGACAAACATGAAATTCGACCAGTGGAGAAGCTCGAGGCCGGCAAGATTCGCACCATTTGCTGCATGCAACGCCTTTTCCTCTACATTGGAGTGCGACTGGGCATTGACTTCAACGAGCGTTTCTATTCTGCGCATGGCAAGACTTGGTCGCAGGTTGGCTTTACACCGTACTTTGGTGGTTGGAACCGGATGATGTCTCGTTTCTGTCGATGGCTTTTGGGGATGGACTTTGACGGAGAACAGTGGGACTCTTCGCAGGGCTTTGAGCATGCACTTGCTGAAGTTTCTTTCAGATGGAAAATGTACAGGGAGCAGGATCGCACCCCTGAGACGCTCCGCATGTTGATGGCCTATTACATTTGCCTCTGGGCCGGCTGGGTCATCCTTCCCGGGGGTTATCTGTTTCGCAAACACTATGGCATGAACACTGGTCACTATGCCACAGTTGTCACCAACACAATGAATCTCACCCGTGACATCTTTTACTCTCTGCACAAGGCGGACCATACCCTCACGTATGAAGTGATACTTTCAAACATGTGGGCCCTGTGTTACGGTGATGACTGCAACATCTCGACAAACGCCGAGTTTCTCGCACGCGTCGGCAAGGATTTTCTTACCCGTGGTGGTCCAGACAACAATGTCAACTTCATTCCAGCACGTGCTGAATGGGTTCACCCCTCTCAAACCAATTTTGTCTCCATGGACACCAAGGTGGTTGGTGGCATGTACGTTCCTGTTCCCAACGGTGAGAAGTTGTTGTGCTCCCTAAAGTGGGGCCGTGGAGACAAACTTGAATTCGCCCTCCGATGTTTCTCCCTCCGCATGGTGGGTCGGTACAGTGACGCTTACCCAGTGCTCGACCAAATCGCCACTCATCTCATCAACGAGGGCGTCCTCTCAGAGCCAGAAAATGGTATCGGCCTCTCTGGCTTGCTGCTCGCAACGCAGTATTTCTCGGAGTATGAACTTGACAATATGTACACCGGCGACGAAGGGTCGTATAAAAGTTCTTTGAAATGGCCGAGCTTCTCGGAGAAATTGGTTCTAAACTCAAGTTCAAGTATCACGGCAATTGGGGAGGTCCTCACTACTCTGCAGGAGAGTTTACAGACAACCCCGATTGGACTGTCCCCCCTGTGGGTGGCGCCCGTTCCGTTGATGAGGGCTTTCGACGTCACGATTACGATCGAGGAAGAATGTCGCAGGCGGAATCAGACCAACGCTTCGTTGACTACATGGACAAGCGGTGGAAACCAGAGTCGTGGTCTGAGGTTCCTAAAGCCGTGCTCGCCAAGTACGGTTTCCGACTCATGGGCGGCAAGCCCCAAAACCTCACAGAAGTCACTTATCCGTGGGAGTACGACTCAACCAAAGGCTATCCTGGAGAGGGTCCTGGAGACCAAGATGACTACCGAGGAGGTGGCCCGCCCCTTCGAGGAGGAACCCAAATTCGGGATGGGGAAGAGGAAAACTCCCGCGGGTTCAAACGACCCCGCTTTGTCGAAAGACCGCCGGTTGAGCAACGCCCACCCACTGACTCTGGCAAGCCCAAGCCAAAGCGACGTGAGTATGTTCCCCCACACAGTGGAGAACTCGCAGACATTGAGTCTATGCCAGGAGTCAAATTCAACAAAGGTCAAGAAGGGGTGTACAAGTCAAGAGACTGGCCCTACCGACGGGGAGTTTCCAAAGGAGATGACTCAGACTATGTGTATGTCAAGGGCCTCCCCCCCAGTTGGGAGGGTGTTGGCAAGTTGCCCCCCACAGCCAGATATATTCAAATCGGCAAGGTTGGCAGAATCGTGTTCCATGGCTCCGATGGAAGATGGCAATATGTCACCCGGTCAGGGCAGTGGCTCCACCTGCCACACAATGACGAGTATGTGCGACGGTACAATGCCGTCATTGATGCAGAGCGGGCTGTGGCGTCCAAGCCCGCCCCCCGTGCCGCCAATCCTCCGCAAGTGGCTGGACCAGAGCAAGCCCGACCAAAAGTTGGAGGTAATCAGCCACCAGCTCGCCCACCCCCTGTCAGCGACATTTACAACAAGACAAAAGGTTATCAAGGGGAAGGGCCTCCCAAGAGGACTGGACGGTATGGTACTGGTAAGCTCAGAGCAGCTACGAAACGTGGCATTCAGGCAGTCAAAAAGATGGCAAAGACTCCTCAACGCAAAGCTGTGCAGCGAAATCGACAAGCACCTCGCCGTCAAGGCGTGCCGCTCACAGCTCCTCCGAGAGCCACAGCTGTCCGTCAGATTGTCAAGAGCGGCTCTGAACTCTCTGGGAAAATGCTCCTATTTCAACTCACTGCGAGCAGCACTTCCCCCAAGCAGTACAACTCAATTCTCAATGGTGGGCTATATGTCGCGCCGGCTGATTCCGAGATTGTGCCTGCCACTCCGCCCTCGCTCATTATCTCACCCTACTCTTTTGCTCAAATCAATTCAGCGGGCTCAAATCTCAATTCTCGCATCCGTTCCACCGCTGACATTTTCGAAAAGTACACCATCACTCGATTCAAACTCATCTGGGAAACAGATTGCTCAGACACACAAGCTG